GGGTTGTTCTGTTGTTTCCTTAGCCTCTGCCTTTGTGTCTTCAGGAGCCTCTAGATCAGCCGGAGGGATCACCATGGGGCGATATGATGGTATACGGGCTGAAGGGGGCTTCAGCTCGATCCTGGGCAGGTCTATGGGCTTAGGAAGGTTAGGAGGATCTAGGCGGAAGTTTATTTGCAATTAAATATGCTTTAAAGTCTGCTTTAACTTGTGTAGTCCACGCAGCGTTGCAGATTGCCTGAACATCACTGTCCTCGCCCGATATATTTGTTTCAACTAGATTATCACTAGTATCAAGTGTTCCTGGTACTAGTGATTTTCTATTGAAAGTACGTGTAAGTTCCACACCATCTTTTTTAATAATGGTTGCGTTTCTTACTTGTATATTCCATTTATTGACAACTTCTATTTTGTCGTTTTCGTGTGTTTCTGTTAATGCCATAATAAAATTAAGTAGTCCGATAAGTTACACTAACCATAAGTTCTCCAGCTGAATCGTGTTGTACACCTGCCCATGGTTCGCTATCATATGATGATCGGAAATGTAATATAGTACTATCACCCATATAACCAAAGGTTTGTTCAGTTCCATTATAATCCCAATTACTAAATACTGCAGTACCAACAGTCTCATAATTAGAACCAGACTTTCTTGTAAAAGGCATAGAACCAATAGCCATATCACCAGATCCAGTTTGATTACTCCAATTTAAGTAAATATTAACAGTTACTAGATTACCTATTTTCGTATAAGAACCGCTTCGAGTTGTATAAGTAGTAGTTCCAGCAGAACCTAGACCATATAGTACAGGATTCCAGTCGCCTTCCTCATAGTCGTCCATTTCATTGGCAGCATTATTACCACCTAATCTGATACCACCAGTTATGTTAACGCCAGTGTTTATTGTGGCAAGCTTAGTACTACCGTTATAGTATAGAGTTACTGCATCGCTAGTAGCACAAACTATATTGTTTGCCCAACTACCTGAAGAGTAGTTTTGTACGTGCCAACCACCACCATTAGTGGCTTTCAGTAGCCACTTATCAGCGTTATCATCCCCCTGATCGGCTGTTTGATAAATTACCGCTTCACCACCTTCTACATCAGGTTTAACTTCTACACCATCTGATTTTGTACTAAGCTGTCCAATACCATTATGATATAAGGTTACAGGCCCATCAGCTTCACCGATGAGCATGTACTCATCAGCAGCAGTGTTCATGAAATGAACTTGACCACCTATTAATTTTAAATTTCCTGTACCATTATCTTTTATATACGAGTGAGATGCATCATGAAATATTTCTAAATCATTACCTGTCCCAAACCGAAGTTTAACATTATCGTTAAAATCAGCACCTGTTGCACCACCTACACCAGCTGCAGGGGTTTCAAAAGCTGGAGGTGATCCAGCACCAGTAGATGTTAATACCTGTCCATCTGTTCCTGGTCCTACTGCAACTGGATCTCCAGAAGCATCATATGTAATTATCTGTCCATCTGTACCACCTGCCATCTTAGCAAGGGTTACTTGATTATCTGCGATATGTGCTGTATCTATAGAGCCATCTGTATAATGTTCAGAATCTATAGCGTCATCATCTGCTATTTTAGCCCCAGTAATTGCATCAGCTGCAATATCGGCTGTAGCAACTGTAGCATCTAAAATACTTTTTGTTGTTATTTTATTTAATGAGTTTGCCATAGTTTATTTAGCCTCCAATGCAGCTACTTTAGTTTTCAATGTTTCAACTTCTGCGGATAGTTCTTGTACTGCTTTGATTAATGGTGATATGAGTTCTGAGTAATTCAGACCCATTGGATCGTTAGCAGGTTTATTTAATCCACCAAATTCTTCTATAGATTTACCTTCATTGACTATTGTTTCTTCTACATCTTGAGCAATAAGACCATAGTATGTCTTCCCATCATCTTTATTCCACTTATATGAAACTGGTTTTAACTGATTAACAAAATCAAGTCCTAAATCAGACTCAACAATTGTATTCTTTTCATTCTTATCTGAAGTTTGGATTGTACCATTAGTTGCATATACAGCATTCCATCTGTGATTTGATTCGCCAATATATCCTTCTCCATCAGTTTCTGGTAAAACTCTACCAGAACCATTACCTCCAAAAATGGTAATGCCTGAAGCATTTGTATCCAAACGCTTTGTGCCGTCGTAATATAATGCAACTTCGCCATCATTAGACATATAACCATAGTATTCATCACCATCAGCATTCATAAATTGAATAGAATTAGAACGCAGTATTAGATGACTGGCAGTGCTATCTATATATAAGATACCTGTTTGGTTTGTAATTACAGAGTTGGTGGCATTATGGTAGATTTTCAGATCATCACCAGTTCCGTAGGTTGCTGTAGCATTATCATTTAGATTTAAGTAAGCTGTAGAATTATCCCACTTAAAATTCTTACCACTAGAACCTTGCATTGAGACATCACCAGAACTCCCGTCAATAGATAGACGGTTTCCACTAGCAACTCTGAAATGTGTCGTTCCACCAGATGTTTCCCAGTAATTGTCTGTCCCATCATGATAGATTTTTAGATCATTTCCGTCACCCATGTAAAGGGTCTTGCTATCTCCCATGTGGACACCACCATTAGTAGTGGCGAAAGTTTTAACATTATCATAATAGAGGTCAACGGTTCCATCTCCAGTAGCAACGATCATATTCTCATTGCTAGTTATATCACGTACCGTAAATGAATCAGTAGAAAATACAACACCGCCTGTGCCTACTTCGTCGAAGTAAGACGCTGTACCATTATGATAGATTTGCAGGTCATCGCCATCTCCAAGTTTGATAATATCTCCATCACCCATCTCCAGATGACTTGTTATTTCAAGTTCTCCAGTAACCTTTGCTCCACCTGATACTGTCTCAAAAGTCTTTGAATTATCATAATAGAGTTCTACGGCTCCGTCTGGGATGAATTTAGCTAGATGCTCTGAACCAGTTGCCTTAATGAAATCAGTTCTTACATCTGATGCGATTCGGTTATATGTTCCATCATGGTAGATCTGAAGATCATTTCCTGTACCAATTTTTATATTACAACTATCTGCTAATTGTAAGTGACTATCTAATACTTCTATATGTTCAGCACCAACTGCATCGTCTGCAATCTTAGCCGCTGTAACTGCATCATCAGCAATCTTAACTGTTGTTACAGCTCCACTACCTATCTTAGCAGCTATAACTGAACCGTCAGATGGTGTTACAGGTGTAATAGCTGAACCTATTTGTACAATAAATATATCATCTCCACTAGCAGGAGCTGCACAGAATGTAATAGTATCTGCATCAGCCATGACAAAACCATCTAAACCTGATGGGTTAGTACCTGTGTTAGCTTTCTGGATTACTCCGTTAATACTAACAATAAGCTGTGCTGCACTTGTTATAGCTGCTGCACTACCACCAGTTGAAGTTTCTTTCAGGTCAAACGTAACATTACTACCATTTAAAGTAGCAGCATTAGTTGTACCTGCATTAGTCATTACAAGGTATTTGAAATCACCAGTTGAGGTTACTTCACCCCAAGATGATCCATCATACACCTTCATCTTACTGGCACTAGTATCAAATACTAAATCACCAGCATCATTATTAGCTCCAGGTTCTCCATTATTAACACGGTATCTAGCTGCAAAGTCGTTTATATCATTACTTAAGTTAAGTAAGTCAGCTTCTTTAAGTGTTGCTTTATGATAGTTATATATGTGACCAGATCCAGTAGAACTAACTAAGAATCTAACTCCAGCATCAACAGTGGAACTATTAAAGTTAGAAGCTATATTATTGATAGTTACTGTTGTACCACCTACAGTTCTACCTGTAGTACTCGTACCAGATCCATTAACAACAACACCTCCAGCGTCTGCAATACTAATTACAACACCTGATGCAGGTTGAGTATTAGGGAAAGCAACCTCAGTAGCAATAGCTTCAAATCCACCAAATGGTTGAAGTTGAGCTGCTACATAATCCACAACAGCTCCTGATGTAGGAAGTTGTGTATCGCTATCTGATATACTTGTTGATTTTAGATCACTAGCTAGTTTAGCAAGTGTAATATTTGAATCTGCTATCTTAGCTGTCGTTACATTATCATCTGTAATCTTAGCTGTCGTAACAGCGTTAGATGCAATCTTTGCAGCTGTAACTTGAGTACCACCTATATGAGCAGTATCAATAGATCCGTCAGTGTAATGTTCAGAGTCTATAGCGTCGTCAGCTATCTTAGCACCTGTTACTGCATCAGCACCTAGTTTAACTGTAGTAACAGCACTATCAGCTAATGCTTGAGTATAAACATGTCCATCTCCAATATGTTCATGGTTTATAGAGTCGTCAGCTATCTTAGCATTAGTAATTGCGTCATTTGCTATCTTTGCAGTTGTTACATTTAAGTCTGCTATATGGGCTGTATCTATAGACCCATCGACATATTGATCACTGTCAACTGAGTTAGCTGACATATGAGCTAAATCTATTGATCCGTCAACGTATTGATCGCTATCTACAGAGTTAGCTGACATATGTGCAAGGTCGATAGACCCGTCAACATACTGGTCACTATCAACTGAATTAGCTGACATGTGTTCTAAATCAATTGAACCTGCAACATAATGTTCAGAATCAATTTGATCATCAGCTATCTTAGCTCCAGTTATAGCGTCAGCATTTATCTTAGCTGTAGTTACAGAACTAGATGCTAAATGAGCTGCATCTATAGAACCATCAGTATAGTGTTCAGAATCTAAAGCATCATCTGCTATTTTAGCTCCTGTTATTGCATCAGCTGCAATCATACCTGTAGCTACTGATCCTGTATCTCCAGTCGTTACTACCGTACCAGTTACGTTAGGAAGAGTAATTGTACGATCAGCAGTAGGATCAGTAACCGTAAGTGTTGTCTCGTAAGCATCGTCTGTTGCACCTTCAAATATAATCTTAGTGTCCTCACCAAAGGTAAGGTCACCTGTCATTGTATCTCCAGTAGATGCAACTTTTTGCTCATCATACTCCATAGCCTTCCGTAGAAGTTGGAGGTTATTATTATTTAGATCAGTGGCAGTAATTGAAGAACCTGCAGTATATGTAGCTCTCGCTGTAGGAGAACCCATATCTGTTTCAGGTCTTATTATAATTGTACCTGCAGACAAATTAGCACCACCGATATGTACGGTTTTGTTGGTATAGTCTACAGAGTATTCACGTGGAGAGGCGGATTCATTAATTGTTCCTGACGTATATGTCAGTTTTACAGCATCTAATGTAACTACTACTTCGGATTCTTTGAATGTATCAAAACTCCCAGAGTAGCTAAATGTGTTAGCTGCACCCGTATTTTGGGCGTATGTTTTTGTTACTTTTGTATGTGCCATTTAGTTTACTTTGGAGTTCTGAGTAAATTCTGAGTTTCCATTAATCTTGTTTGATTTTTTAAACCAAGATTAAGTTGCTCTTGTTTTAATTCTTGAACTAATGGATTTGCTAATAATGTAGCCCAAGCCTCTCTAGTTTTTGCATCTAATAAACGTCTAATTGCTACATTATGCATATAAGATTTCATAGGATCTAATTCAAAGGTACCATTAGCACGGTCCTTACGCATTTCAGCTATAGACGCTTGTATAGATGGATTAGCTGCTAATATATTTAATTGTTCTTCTATATCTGTATTACCGATAGCTTGTTGGAAAAGTGATCTTACTTGTGGAGAATCTTTAAGATTAGTACCATCAGGTGCTGACCATGCAGCTATCCTTAAATCATAACCGCTATTAAATAATAACTGTCTACCTTCGCCTTTTTCCATTCTTAATTGAATAGGTGAAACTGAATTAAATGCAGCTTCAAAGAAGTTCCAAGGTCTAACAGGCTTACCATTTAACATATCATATTTAATTGGTAAGGTATTTTTTAATATAGGATTACGGTTTGCAATATGATTACTGAAATCAGCATTCAATTCCCTCATATTAGGGCTTATAATGTTTCCAATTTCAGCTCTCATACCAGCTAAAGGCATTTGATTGTTTACTAAATTAGCAAGTATTTTCTGTGAAGCATATCCTGCATCACCACTTAATACATCAAATAATTGACCTACACCTTGTAAATATGTTTTACTGGATGCACCTTTACCTAAAGCAGCTACAACTAATTGTAATCTTTCTTCAGAGTACTGTGGACCCATCAAATCCATATTATCTCCAACATCAGCTATATTAGCTAATACTAAGTTAAATGGTTCTAATGAATCATAACCTACCCAAGTATTACCAATTTTAATACTACGTGGAGTCCAGCCAGCATCTACCCACATTTTCTTCATAGAGGCATCTGCAGGACCATTACCTGTTAAACCACCACTCATGTACTTATGTGATACTGCAGCAACTACAGCTGAACCTAAAGCTTGTCTACCAATGATCATGTTCTTAGCAGAAGCTAAGTCATCAGCTGATTCAATACCATATTTTAATAAAGAGCCATCATCTATATTTTTAATAGAAGCCATTAAAATATCTCTTGATTCATTTACAAGAGCACCTACCAGAGGTAAATGTTTAACCGACATCTTAAGACCATTAATACCAGTTCTAGCAAATAAGAAGAATGGTTTAGTTAATGGGTATCTATTCATTAAGGTATCTAATCCTTTAGAAAAACCTTGAAGTTCCGTAGTTAGTGTAGCTTCTTTGAAAGTACGTTCTAAGTATTTATCTTTTGTTATATCTATATTACCTTCTAAATCATGTAAACCTCTAAATTCTATCTCTTCGGCTTGTTTAAGCATTTCAGGAGTAATATCTATATTAGGATTCTCCCTCATAACTTTTAACAAAGCGTTTTTCCTAGCTCTAGATTTAGCCATTAACCATCTAAATGTTTCATCAGTGGCTCCCATGACCCTACTAGACCAAGTAAGGAATTTATTATCGTTTAATTGTCTAGCAGTATTGGCTATATAATAAGCAGCTTTATCACCATTAGTACCATTACGTTCAGCCCATTGACCCATTAAATTCCAATTCTGATCATTCTTAGTGTATGTACTATATCTAGAACGAATGGTTGAAATATCACCAGAGAAATAAGAATCTAGATTGTTTTTGAATACTTTAAATGCATCAGGTATTAAATCAAACATTGCCTTAGCAGATGTTGCACTAGCATGTAGTACAGCTCGATCTCCACCTAATGGTGCTCTAATTCCAGCACCTAATAAAGTAGTAAGTTCATTAAGATAAGCGTTTGATGTAGTACCAATGATAGCTCTAAGTGGGGTTTTAGGACCACTAAGGATACTGTTAACCATAACACCACCTAATTCTCTCATCATTGCACCTTCGCTACTATGATTAGCAAACTCACCACCTCTAATCTTTTGCCTCATCCAAGCATCAAAATCTTTAAAATTATGAATCTTATTGGACATAGAGAATACTTCTAGTATTCCTTGTGCTAATTCATCTGAATCGCTTTCTTTCAAGAACTGCATCATAAGGCGTACCCCATCTACAGTTTCATCATGTAAGTCAGCAGTTCTTTGTGCTATAGCTGCAATCCTTTGATTAGTTGGTAACTCTAATAATTCTTTAGATACCATATACCTAGCTTTCTTAACATTAGTTAAACCAAATATTAAGCGATCTGCGATACCTTTCATTGGAGCATCAGGAGCAAAAATATCTCCTATATCTATTATTTCACGTGCTGCTTTGGCTCTAGATCTTAGATCTTTAAATAAAGCTCCGTTAACTAGATCGGATACAACAACGTTTTCTAATGCCCATGCTTGATATTTTAAAGTATCTGCACCTCTTCCAGCTTCATAAGGTGCTTCTTCAAATGCTTGAGTAATTGGTCTCCAGAAATCTTCTGTAGATAAATTACCTGCATCTCTACCAACCATATCTTGGAATCTTCTAAATGAAGAACCAAAGACTTTAGCAAAGTTTACTCTGTTACCACCTAAATCTTTTAATAAACCTTGATAATAAGGTTCACCTAATAATTCAATAGCTTTACCTTGTAAGTAATCTGCAGCAGCTCCTACATCTTTAGCTAATAATTCAGCTTGTAAAGAGGTTAGTGGTGAATCTGTTGAACCATAACCAAGTGGTAACTCTTCTAGCATATCTAATTGTTTTAGTAGATTGCTAGGTAAGTTAGTAGAAGTATGTATACCTTGCCAACTATTAACAATTGGCCTATTTTTATCACCTCTAATTCTAGATTTAGATTCAAAGCCTTCTAAAGGTAATTCTAATTGTTCAGTAGCTTCATCGATTAATTGCTGTTGACCCATTTCATCAGCTTGATCTAGATGAGAATCTATAATTCTACCTAATTCATCAACAGCTGGACGTCCAAATGTACCAGGAGCTGGTGGTAATTTCTTAGTAGCTGGTAATAATTTCTTAGAAGTTACTCTGAAATGTTGAGCTTTAACAGCTTTAACACCAGACCGTGCAAATGCCCAGAAAGCAGAGAACAGTACTGGTGATCCAATACCTTCAAAAGTTGATTTAATTTCTTTAACTGCTGGATGGTCATACTCTCCTACGGCTATAAAACCTGCGGCTTGACCAAGCATAGGATTGATGCCACTTAATGTTTCAATAGCTTCTGACCAATCTTCATGCCTATATACAGAGGATTTCATTACTAAGCCATCCCGTAGCATAGCTTGTGCTAATTCTCCTCCTCTTACAGGTACTTTATGACGACCAATTCCAGCTTGAAATAAACCTTTCCCTTGTAGTGCTCTATAACCATGTATATTATTTAATAAGCTTCCTGCTAGTTTATCTCCTAGTATAAAACTTCTTAATACTCTGGCTCCTCTTCCGATACTTGTACCTTGGTAAGGATCTTCAATGTTTAAGAATCTTTTAGGATCAAAGTATAAACGTTGCTTATCAAATTCTTCACCCATAAAGCTGCGTACAGTAGATTCTGGCATGGTTAAAGCACCATTAATTAGATCTAAGGACGCACCTCTCCAGGCATTCATACCTTCTCTGAAATTAGTTTCTAAATCAGCAGTACCAGTTCCAGATGTATATGCATGTTTTCTTTCACCTGCTAGATTATGAGATCCTAACCCTAACCCACCAGCAATCTCTGTTATAGGATTAACTAATAAATTAGCAGCAGTTTCTAAACCAGATGCACTATCTCTATGATCAACTATACCATCACCATTTGTATCGTAGATTTCTTTCCATCTAGGATCATTAGGGTCTTGTCTTTCACCACTTGTATAAGGTTGATCTAAACGTAATCGATCATGACCTGGGTGATCTTTTAATTGTTCTGGTGATATACCAGCATCACCTTGAGGCATTTGAGGTTGGAGGGCTTCTTGGAATCTAGCCATTTCTCCAGCTTGTTGACCAAGTACTCCATAAGGATCCTGGTGTCCAATCTCTTCAGCTTTTTTAACATTTTTATCTATGTATTCAGACCTTAAAACATCTCGATCCCCTTTATTAAAGTACCAACTATTTTTCGGATCTTGTAAATCTTCGTCATTCATTATGCTGGTACCTCCTGTCCTATACTAGCTACAAGTAATTGTGCTGACAGAATTCTTAAGCTGTCATCTAAATAAGGTGAATCTGGTGAGTTTGACATACTTTGTAAATTGCTCATTGTTTCTTTTGGTATAATCGTACCTTCACCAGGTGTACTTGGCATGGACCATGGGATTCCAAATATCTCACCTTGTAAATGTCCAGGTATATAATTATGTATTTCAGGGTTATATGCCCCGGATTTTTCTAACCTTAATAATATAGCTCTATGCTTACCTCTAAAGGCCATTTGCTCTTTATATAATTTTAAGTCTTCTTTATATTTTTTCATTAATTTGTTATATTCATTCTTCGCAATCCGTTTGTCTGCAATTTTTTGAGGTGAATCAAAAACGCCTGGACCTTTACCAGTGAATTTTTCAGGTCTTACAGGTTCATCCATTACAGGGAATGTACTTGTAAACCAATTTTCATCTATCTTAGATTCCCACCAAAATTCATTATATAATGTATTATGATCTTCTAAAGTTAATTCATCAAAGTTTTTACCTGGTATCGCACGGTTCTCTATTCTAGTAGCACCAGACCCATGTATTCCAGAACTAACTCCTAATCCATAACCAAATTCGATTTTGTTTTGTTCTGTTTCATACCGTTGTTTAGCAGCTAAATACTTAGATCTACCTTCATGACCACCACCATAAGCATTGATTATTTCTTCTGGGACATCTGCAGTTTTCCTTTCAACATCAGATACTTGATAATTACCAGATTTTACCCAACCTTTTTGGTTAACTTCATCTTCAATTAAATCGTTCTCAGACTTCCATGTTTTACCATCTTCTTGTAAGGTTTGAGTTTCACCTCGAATAGTTCTGGTATCACCTACGTTATAGTTACCAGTCCAGTATCTACCAGCTTCTATTTGAGATATACTACCAACTTCCTTAACAAAACCACTTTCCTCATTATACTCTGCACCCTCTGGTATAACAGCTTCACGATGTCTAGGTGCCGCAAGTATTGCTTCAGATTCTGCAGCTGCTGTATTTTCACTAATAGTTAAATGACCATCTTCATCACGTATCATTTCCCTATATTCATTTACTGCACATTTAGCTTGAAGTTCACTTCCTGGAGTTGACTTATAATTCATGAATCTATTCAATTCTACTACGTCAGGATGTAAACACGCTGTATCTACAGTATTTATTTTTTGAGGATTTAAAGCTTCTATTCTCTCATCTGTCATTTCAGATCCATAATTAGCCCTGATCTGCCATTTCATTAAGTCCAATGCACTGATGCCTTGGAATTTATTAGCCAACTGTTTCCAAAATAAAGGTACTTGACCATTAGTCTCACCTCTATAATAAGACAAAGCAGAATCTAAATGTTCCTTAGAACCTGGGATTGGAGCTGTTTCAAAGAATTTTGTATTCCAAACTTTACCATCATCTCCTTCTTCTTTTGCCCATTCATATGCAACGTCAACTTCCTTTCCTTCAGCAAATACAGCCTTTCTATCAACTGGTACAACCTTAAAATATTCACTATCATTAAGTGGTACACCTGTCCATTTATCACCTAGTTCTTGCTTTAATGGAGATACTTTACCACTAATCATTATACCAGATTTAGCTTGTACATCTTCATAAGCAAGTTGTGCTGCTACTGAAGGACCACCTTTGGGGTTTTTAGATAGATATAACTCATATTTTTCTCTGAAATCCTTCTCCATTCGGTTCATACCGTCCCAGAGTCGAGGATTCCACTTCATATCTTTAGTACTTAATGTAGTTTGATTGGAAGCTTCACGGACGATATGAATTAATTTCAGATTATATTCACCACCATCTTTTAGCACTTTATTTATATAACCACCACCTGATGTATTATATGCTTCTACTTTACTGGTAGCATTACCACCTTGTGGTTGCATGAAATAATTTATAACTCTATGATTTGCACCTTTTAATGTGTACTCATCAAATTCATCTGCAGCCATTATTTTTTTAATTCTTTTGATTTCTTCTTCATCATCTTTAGTAAGTTGGAAATAACGATTAGAAAGCCATTGAGGAATACCTATACCATTACCTCCATTTGGACCTTGGTACTCTTCAATCCACCATTCATATTCCGCCTGACTCATTGTAAAGTTTTGGTCTTTCTTTATTTCTCTTTTTACCCACTTGTTAAAGTTAACTTCAGTTTGTTTCTGTTTCTGTGTACCTTCTTTAAGATCAGCTTGTGTTCTATCGAATCTACCATTCTTAACATCTTCTATTAATTTATCAAATCGTACTTTATTAGCATCTTTAAATGGTGTATTAGTAACTGGGTTAATTTGCTCACCTATCTTTTCTAGAACTTTAAAACCGAAATCACCTTTTAATTTACCATGTACCATTTCTGTACCTAATAATGTAAAAGCTTCAGTTAAAGCTTCATCATAAGTCATTAACCGCCCTTGATCATTCCAGGTACCAGTAAAGATAGTTAATAATCTATTAAGATCATAGTCACCTTCACTTGTAAACTCTTGCATAGCTTTGATTCTAGTCTGATATGAAGAATCGATGCCATGCTGTGTACGGAATTCACCCATTATTGAGTTTTTAGTGGTCTCAATTGTCCCATCTGGACCAGTAACACCAGCTAATTCTAGCATTTCTTCACTAAAACCGTTAATACCACTCTGTGTTCTAATCTTATCTATAGCAACATTTAATGCATGTTCTTTTAAAGCTATTGGATATAATGGTATACCTGATACACTCTTAGGTGTATACTCATGGCCATTAACATTTAGAAGGTCTTCACTTTTAGCTAAGTAATTTTTTGCTTTAAGTTCTAGTGAATCGTTAAATAATTGTAATTTACGTTTAGCATATTGTGTTTGACCATGAGGAGAAAGCTGTGTAAACCTATCAGCATCTTCATAATAAGCACCATTAAGAAGCAAGTTTAGCTTCTGTTTATGCATTTCAGTATCAAGGTTTTTATTAGCTTTCAGTTGAGCTTCTAAAACAGCTAATTTTTCAAGTTGCTCTTTACGATCTTCTTCAAATGCTTCATCAGCTTCTTTTATATCTTTACCTACTTTTCTACCATACATATAAGGTAGAATACCTTGACCTTCTACAGGCCATTTATTTTTTTTACCTTGTTCAAAATTTTGACCAGGTTTACCAATTAACAAAGTAGCAGCTTTCTCGATATTAGCAATATTTTCTTTTTCTCTTTTGTTAATATTATTAATTTCTTGCTGAGTATTGTTGTTATGTAACCCTAGATTAAACCTTTCTCTATTAAGAAGGCGTTGAACGTTTTCTGCATATGTCATAGTTTATCTCCCCCAGAGTTGAAGTCCAACACGAGGTGTACTCGCAGTTTGATTAATAATTTGTGACGGAGCATCTACTGCCATATCCGTTGTCCATTCTGTAATCTTACCAATGTGATCTGCATTACCTCCACCAGATATATAATCAACAGGACTAAAACCTGGATCTAATTGTGTCATACCTGTATTTGTTGCTGCTGTCATTTTATGGAATCCATAGGCACTAATAGCTGATGATGCTAATCCTAGAACTAAGCCTGCCATTGATGGTTTAGCTTCTAGTGTTGGTGGTATAGGAGTTTGACCTGGTATAGGTGCAAACCTTACCTGTTCAAATAGATTATTAATTTTATAATTAGCATCTATTCTAGTAGCATCTCGTTTGACATCTACTTCTTTTTGAGCAAGTATTAATTTATTTGTTTCTTCAGCTACTCTAAATCCATGTTCTCTAACACTTTGAGCGGCTCGTCTACCAGCTGTTACACCCGTCCCTTCGCCTGCATAAGAATTCTTATACATTTTAACTAAAGAGTCCTGTAATTTAAAATCTGCATTTGCAAATAACTGATCCAATTGCTCATCGTATTGTTGCCATTGATTTACCATAGCATCAAATACTTTATCTGTCTCATCTTGTTGGACAATAACATCGTTTTTCCATTTGTTATTATTCAACATTGTTTCGACTAAATAATTCTCATTATTATAATCGAACTGTTTTAATCTAGCTCTGTTTCGGGAATTAACACCCTGAACTTGTTGTTGATAGCCCATTACTTGCTGTCCGGCTTGGACTGCAAACATGGCTGCGGCTGGGTTGCACACGGCAAAATTCTATAAAGGTCAATTTGTTAGGACCATATTCTAGTTCCCTTAAGAACTTAAATCCTAGAAACTTTAGAAGTTTGAGATGAGCGGTATTGCGTTTATCTACAATGTTCCAAAGAAGTTTTTCTTTTCTGCTTTCTATATATCGCTTGGCTTCACGTGCAAAAGTGGATGGATACTTATGTATTTCGGGAGTACATAACATCCATATAGCTCCATCATCATGAACACCTACCAATCCGGCAGTCTTACCGTTTGGTGCTTTGAAATATACTGTGTCTCCATTGAAAGCAGCCTGTGGTATATGTAGTAATGGAAAATTACCATGACCTTCATATACTTCTCTAAAGTCATCAGGACGAAGATTAGAGGCCACTTCAACAGCAGCCTCCATTGTAATTGGATGGAGTAAGTTAGACACGTTTGTAATATTTATTTGAATAATCTCCTTCCCAATTCATAGAGAATAAAGTTGCAGGAGATGGGTGTGTTGATTTAATTTGTACTGTTAGATTTTCATTTCGGTCATAGACTGGTACAGTATGTGTATAAACATCTGCAATAGTTGCAACACTAGATTTAACACTATCCCATTCTACGGATTCATAAGATTTAGTATAATCAGTTCTACCTCTACGTTTTAATGTTACATCTATTACACCTACATCACCAAAATTAAAATTCATACGATGTAAAGTTAAAGATCCTCTAGTTGTAGCTCTAGTCTTGGCGCCTTGGCCCGAACCTTCTTGACGAGTTACAAGAATTCTAGGTAACTCAATTTCATATTCATACTCATAGCCTACAACTAAATCAGTATTAACTGCTACTGTTGAAGACCCAGCTTCTGTAGAAGTTTTCCAATTACCATTCAATGTCACTGTTTCATTAGGGGCTGTACCTGTAATAGCAGAACTTGGTATGTCCTCACTTTTACCAGCTAAGTCACTATCTGTTATACAATATGCTGTCAATTTTTTAGCACTATAATAACCAGATCCTAATGTAAAAGTTGTAGTATCAGCTGATGTATTATAAGTCATATCACCTGATAAAATAGTTTTCTTAGTATCTAAGTGTACTCTATTATCATCTGGAGATGAGCCAATTACAAATGTATTATCATTAATTTTTAAGTCAAATTTTTCTAAAGTATATTTATTCTGAGCACTTGGTTTTAAAACAGCATAATATATATCATCCATTACTACATGATATATAACTGGATTAGGCATTTCCCACCTAAACCATGCAGTTTGCTGTCTCCGTCCGTCCTGTTCATAGAATCTATATCCCCATACTTCATTTGTACCAGTATGTAATGTGCTATCTACTGCAAATAATATTGTATCATTTTCAGTTGATTCTGCAGTTAAAGAAATATTAGTTGGAAATTGCTTGGCAATAATTTTAGATTGTTCAATAATAGTAGGTTGTTGTTGGGTGTTAATATTTGCTATTTCATAGAACCTAGTATTTTTAGCAGTGCTATTTAAGAAACCAACCGTAGTACCCATCGAGAAGGGTGCTGTATCGGAGTTAAACGCATAAGAGGATAAATAGCTTATCTTAGCAGTTTCAGGCGTTAGAGTGGCTTCTGCACCCGAACTGAGGAGGAACTGTTGACTTGCACTAAATAGTACTAAACCTGTATTAGCTTCAACAGCATCATACAATTTAGTAGGGTAGGTAGAACTTGATTGTAAATCAATTGGGTCTACGTTAGATATGGTCATAGCAGTCTTAGCCCAGAAGTTATAAAAATCATTAACTCTGGATAAGATTACATTCTCTGCACTAAGTAAGGCAATCCTGTTTCTAAAGAACACCATCTTCTGAATTGGATATCCAACAAAAGAAGGTGTAGGGTTAGTAATATCATCACCTGCATCTCGTTCAGACCATGCTGGATAGTCGAACTTAAAGACACCATTTGTATAGTTACGAGAGGATCCACCATTAATAGCATAAGTACCAGCTTCTACAAATGTTAGTTTGACAGGCATTGTATCCTTATCGAACTTAACATTTATTCCAGGTTTAGCACACTCTTCCCAGACACCTTCGCCAAATCTAGCTGGTGTAAAGTAAACAGTCTCACCTGCAGAAATAGTACCTGATACTGCATCTGTAACAGTGAACGTATTAGTAGTAACATTTGCAATAGTATATAAATTATCACTAGCAGCTCCACTTGTAAAGTCTGCAATAATTTGATCACCATTTACTAAACCATGACTAGCAGCTGTAATAGTTACAGTGGTTCCTGATCTACCGTAGGTACCAGTTTGAGATAGTTCGACAGGAACACCTTCTACCTGGAATCTTAAGTAGTAATCATCTTGCTCATCTCCACTATTTGCTACTCGGACTGTATATCCGTGGCGACAGTTACGTGGTAAATTTGCTATATCATTAACTTCACTTGTTGCAATTTGCATTAATTGCTTTTCAGGAGTACCAACACTAAACGCTGTAGGTCTATATAAATGTATACCATTTCCTACAATTGTACATGTTATACCTGTACCAGAAATAGAATCTAATGTAGCTTTAATATCACCTAAAATACCTGCTGCTGAAACATGCTCTTCATTGTTTGAAGATGTAGGCTCAGGTCTAACCATAGCAATATTTGCTCTGGATGTAATAGTTACATGATTGGTTATTTTAACCGTAGTTTCTAAACCTTTTGTAGATCTAAATGTATGTGTATTACCAGTAGTCCAGCCTTCTCCACCGAATTGTAATTTTGCAAATGTTTGATAAGAATCTATATAATCAGTAGCATCACTAGTATCATTATCTCCTGGATCAGGTATACCTTGACAACGTGTATCTACTTCATATCTTAAATTAGCTTTACCTGATGCACTTTGGTTAGGAGGTGAGGTAGCATGTATTGCAGTTCCTGTATTTGTAAAAGCATTTGTACCTGAACCAGCTGGAGGGCAAACTTCTCTACCCATACCTTCACATGTACCATCGTTACTATACCCCGATATATTACTTGTACTAACATCTTCATCTATACCAATAGATGTAGCTCTAGGATATGTATATGTAGTATTAACAGCAGGATCAGCAATATCTAATGCATATTGTTTACCATAAGAAATTGTATCTAATGTTATGAAAGCTTCTTTAATGGCAGGAGGTGATTTATCACTAGCTCCTGTTAACATTGCTACAGGCTTACGTCTGTTACAAAAGAACGTAGTTTCATTAATTGTTAATGGTTGTATATCAGAAGATTTCTCATCTGATAAAGCTGAATTATTTAGATAATCAACTTTATTTGTTCCTGTAACAGAAGCATAATCGACGGGTATCGAAGCACCGTCACTACATCTCCATATATTAACAACACCACCATTTGAAACTTGTCCAATATACTGTACTTCATTGTCTGTGTATATAGGGAACCACTTAGAATGAGATCCAGTATCCACAGCATATGTTTTGGAATCACCATAAGGATTAGATGTGGTTGTAATATCTTTTACTAAATGACTGCCAGGTCGTTTTAAACATCCTTGTACTATGTCAGGTATAGCATTTTTTAGATCAGTAACTTGTCCAGGTGCTTTTAATTCATCTGGCTGTTCAGATATACCTTGAACATAGTTACTAACTTTTTGTGTGATACTAGCCATTAGCGTCTCAGTGCTCTATAAGGTTTATAAGATTGGTAAGCTGAATCATCTGGCCAACCCATGAAGTTATGGTCACCTTGATTGCATTCATATTCAATACAAGCTGCTCTAGCTTGCACTTCAAATGTTGCTAACATTTTCTGTAGTTGAGGGTTTGCAACTAACTGTACAGCTGCAGCTCCCGATGCTCTATATACTATATATCTTTGAAATGCTGTAGGAATATCTTCAAACTTTAATAACCTTACAACATTAACATGGAAGTAATCATCATCTGGAAATTCAAATGTATGGTTTACTCTATCATATATTTTCCATATACCATCTGAATCCTTTCGTCTAACAAAATCACGGGTTCTATCCCATTCATCATCTCTATCTATTTGGATTACATCAGCATCAATATGGAATTTGTTGCCTACTTTATTTGTATATTTTACATGGTTCTCTTTATTAAACATCCAGCCTTCGGTTTGCACGTCTTGGTTTGCTGATTTTAAAAGATTATAAACATATGAAATTTCAGGGTTATCATAATCTATTGCAGATACTGGAGCTTGACCAATACTACCCAGTATCGCATTGACTGCGGATAGTTCGGTATCGATGTCAACTGTTGAGGGAGTAGAAGTCATAGTTAAGAATTATAAATAAAAAAAAGGGGAACCGAAGTCCCCCCTATTGGTTATGTGTATTGTCCTGCGACAACTGCACATGTGTCTGTTGTACCTGAGCCACCAACGGTAGCATAGGCGAGACGTAAGTTTTTAGTTGTGGAGGCTACAGCTGATGCTGAACCTGATCCACTTGTATCTGAAGGAGAAATACGGGTCTCTGTACCTTGACAAGAACCGTACTCACCAACTGCTGTTGGGGCTGCCATAATATTTAGTTAGTTAAGAAACTGTAC